AGCCTTAAAAGAAAAGAATATTAATATTAATGAATATTATTATCTTAAAGCTTTAAATTTAAAGTGTGATCAACATTTTGATAATGTTGATGTAATAAAATTGTTAGATAATAGTTTAATAACGGAACTATCAGTAGGAGGAAATCGTGTTTTTCTTATTACTGGTGACGGTATTAATCTATTATCTTTTTTAGATAATTTTAAAATGAATGTTGAGCAAGAAGTATCTGAAGACTTTATAGATTGCTATAGAAATAAATTTTCTAGAAAGAATATAATGGTTTCAGGTAAAATGGGTAATGGTAAAGATTTAATAAGAAAATTTCAAGAGTTTTATAAAGAATATAATTTCTCTACTGATGTAATTTTAAAGGCTACAGATTTATATATTTCTGAATTAACCAATCCTATTTACTGCATGCAGGCCGATCATTTTATTTATAAAGAAGAAGTACATAATAATAGAAGAGTCAGTAAATCAAGACTTGCTCAATATTGTGAAGATATTGTTGCCGGAGCTACCTTTAATTCACAAGAAAGAGTAAACAAGATTTAATGAATATTAAAGAAAGAATTGCTGCCGGTTTAGCTGGTAAATATAAAGGTCTTAATATAAAATTGTCTGGAATATCAAAATATATTTTCGGTATTCAAAGAAGCACTTATTATTTAGTAGGAGGAATTTCAGGTTCAGGTAAGACAACCTTAGTAGACTTTATGTTATTAAGTGCTATTGAAGATGCTATTAAACAAGATATCCCTATTCATGTTATTTATTATTCTTTTGAAATAGATAAATTAACAAAAGATTGTAACTGGTTAAGTAATATAGCTTTTAATAAATTTAATGTTATAATTTCTCCTGAAAAGATTAAAGGCTTAGGGGATAATAGATTAACAACAGAAGAACAAGAACTTATTGATAAATGTATTCCAATATTAGATAATTTAAAAAAGTATATTCATTTTGAGTATCAACCTACTAATCCTACCGGTATTAATCATCAGATTTTTAACCATTGTGAATCTATAGGTAAAATACATTATGAAGATTACACAGATAATTCTAATGTTAAAAAGAAAAAGATAGTAGGATATACTCCTAATAATCCTGATCAATATATTTTAGTTGTTACTGATAATTTAGAAAATCTAAAGACAGAGAATAACATGAACAATAAAGAAAATATAGATAAATTTTCTGAATACATGGTATTAAGTAGAAATCTTTTTGGTATTACTCCTATAGTAGTTAGTCAGTTTAATGACGGACTCAGTAGTGTAGACAGAGCTAAGTTTAAAGGCGTAGATTTATCTCCACAAATAACTGACTTTAAATCTACAAGACAACCTTACGCTGATTGTGAAGTTGCAATAGGTTTAATGTGTCCTTGGAAGTTAGATATGAACAGATGTTTAGGTTATGATTTAAATGTTTACAAAGAGTCTTTTATTATGTGTAAAATTATTAAGAACAGGTTAAGTAAAGATAATATTGCTACAGGATTAATATTTAATCCTCAAGCAGGAATATTTACAGAAATTTAAAAAATTAAAATATGACAATACAAGAAAAAGTAGCTGAAAAGATCAGCAATTCAGGAGAAAAAATAATTGATAGTGTAGTGTTTTCTTTAGCATCAATTGAAATTGAAAGAAGAATAAAACTAGTAACTAGGGCTGTTGAAAAACAAGAAGCTTTAGAGAAAGAATTTAAAAAATCTCATAAGCCAGATGTAGAAGCTAAATATGATGAAAATAGAGTTATTATAACATTAGAGAGTTATTCAAAAGCTAGACTAGACAGTATTGAAAAAGATAAAGAGAAATTAAAAAACCTAGTTAAACAATTAGAAACTTGTTTAGAAACTAATACTCAAGAATCTTATAACAAACTTTCTGAAACTTTAAATAAATTAGGAAATGCTGGAGGAGATAAAAAAGAAAATACAGACTCAAGTAAGTCAGAGTCACAATAAAATTATAACTTCATATTTTCAAATTTTAATAGAAAAACATAATTCTAGTATTACTTTTTGTAATTGTGAATATTGTTATCTTACTAGAATTTACACTCGTAAAAAACAAGAACTTCATTTTAAAACTAAATTAAGATGGAATGATGATTGGCAATATCACTATAGGTATTATGGAAAAAATGAACTCTACTCACTAATACAAGAAATTAAAAAATTAAAAATTAAAAAAGATAATCTTAAAAAATTAAAAATATGCTTGGAATAGAAAAACTAACAAAGAATATTAACTTTTTAGAAGAGAAGTTAATTGCACAAAGTTTAAGATTAACTAATATAGAAAAGTTAATAGAAAAACATAATTTAGCTACTGATGTAAGTATTATTGAAGTTAAAGAGTTAATAAATAATTTAAACTTTAGACAAAACTTTATTCCTGAAGTAAGGAATACAGATAATCAAGATAGTATTTTGTTAAGTTTAGTAAAAGATATTAAAGAAGATACTTCTGCATTAGTTACTACAAGAGAAGATGAGATAAAGAAAAGGGCTAAACCTGCTTTGTATAAAGTAGGAGATAAGATAGATAAATATTTAGTAGTAGAACCTGCTTCATTAAAAAAGATAGACAGTGACTTAATACTTTATTGTTATGAATATAGAGTTTATAATAAAGAAGCAGAAAGTTTATACTGGATATTAGAGAATGATTTAACATTATTAAAAAGAAGTTAATTATGGATTGGATATTAAGATTATTTGGATATGTGTCTTTATATAAAATTAATAAAGAATATAATAAGCAGATGACAGTGGCAAAAAATGATATAGATGAGATACATTCTAAAGGTTTTAGTTATTTATTAAAAAAAGATAATACTAATTCTGAAATACAAGAATATGGTTCTAACCTATTATCAGAAAAACAAAAGATAATGCAAAAGATAAGTTTAATAACAGATTTTAAAAACACTTTAATATAAATGAGTTTAACATTAGAATTACCAAAAGAAAGGACTGTTTCTCCAGCTTATGACAAAGTAACTAAATTAGTACTTGTAGGTCATCAGGGAACAGGTAAAACACAATTATGTGCAAATCTACCCAACAGTCTTGTTGTAGATTTTGAAGATGGTTGTAAAGAACATTACCATGCTAAAAGAATGAATTTAAAAGAAGTAGCTAATACTAACAATATTGGATTAGGAACAGCCTTTTTAGAAACTATTAAAGCTATTAAGTTAGCTAATGGTAAAGCTGGAGGATATGTTTATGATTATATTATTTTTGATGGTATTACAGCTATAGAAAAATTAGCTCATCTTCATGCAACTAATTTATTTAAACAGTCAATTGTAGGAAAAGGTATGATAAATAAAGGAGCTATTATTAATGATGTAGTAACTGATGTACCTGAAAGTGGTTGGTTATGGATACATAGAGCTTGGGATGAATTATATGACCAATGTATAGGATTAGCTAAAGAGTGTGTAATATTCATAGCTCATGCTAAACAAGGCTCATTAGTAAAACAAGGTGTAAAATTAGATGCAAATGATATGGCATTAACAGGTAAAATGAAACTATCTTTATTAAGAGATTCAGATGCTTGTGCAATGATATACAGAGATGGTAATAAAGTTATGTTTAGTTTTAAAACTAATGAAAAAGATTTAACTACTAAATCCAGAGCAAGACATTTAAATGAGAAAGAATTTCTTATGTCAGAAATGAATGAAGAAGGTGTATTAACAACTCACTGGGAAAATATTTTTCCTCAATTAAAAAAATAATAATTAATTAAATATGAATATAATTAGAAAATCAAATCAAAAGAACCTTGAATTCAGAAAAAGTATGGAATTAAAGGTAAATGGTGGAAGTAACACAACAGTCTTATCAGATGCGGCTGTTCGTAGTTTAAATTTAATGGGAAATCAATCAGTTACAGTGGGTACTGATAATGGAAAAGTTTATTTAGTTAAATTAGAAGATAATACCGGTTTTACAGTAAAAGATAATTATATTAATACTAATCAATTTTCAATAGAATTGTTAGATACTGTTTCTCACACTCCTAGAAATAATAATTTTTTATTTAGCTTAGGAGAACAAGTAATGATTAATGGTATGGCTTGTTGGCTTTTAACTTTAAAAGATATAACACCTTTAATGGTTAGAAAACCAAGTACAGCAAATATAGAATTGTAATAAAGTTTATTTAAGAGATAAAATTTTTAAGAGATAATTAATAATAAGAACAAGAAACAAATAATAAATATGGCATTTGAAACGACTAATGAGTCCGTAGGTGAAGGTAGAACCCTGTATACGGGAATGACTAAAGTAAATATATTAACAGTTAATCCTACTAATGAAGAATTAGAAAATTTAGGATATAATGTTAAGAATAAGGATACTGATCCTGTATATTTTAATGAAAAAACAAATAGTAGATTAATTAAATTTTTATTTAATGCTACTACAAAAGATAAAAATGTTATAAAAGGAGATGTTTCCTTTTTTATAGGTAACAAAGGAGTAGCATCTAAACCTGGTAATGTACAATATGTTGATGCTAAAGGTAATTTTAAATGGTTTGCTTTAGATGATAGTGGTAATCCAATTACTGCCGGAGTTAAGTATTTTGATATCAATACTATGGATTTAGCATATTCTGGTGAAGAATTCTTAATTTCCTTTTTGAAAACTTTATTAGATATTAAGAAAGATAAAGAATGTAGATTAGATAATATGGCTTCTTTATATGAGAATGGTGATGTTACAGAAATTAAAAATTTATTAAATACTTTTAATAATAAGAGAAATATTGGAGTTGCTCTTGGTGTTAAACAGTCTGCTGATGGAGAAAAATTTTATCAGGTTGTTTATAATAAAGCTTTTGAAAGAGCTTGGTCTAAGAACTTTGATAGATTAATATTAACTCTGGATTCTGATATTAAAGAAGGTTATATTAAAGATTTTTATGGTTATTCTCCTTATAATTTAACTATTTTTAATAAAGAACAATTAACTAATAAACCTAATATACCAGTATCTACTGTTGTTAATGATTTACCATTTTAGTTAATATAATTTAAATAAAAGTCTTTGTACTTTAATATAAGATAGTAATTAAAAGCAGGTAGCTGATAGGTATGGTTCAAATCCAGTAATACAGTCCTAAGTAATTACAGTTGTTCTAAGCAACGTTATTTTATATGAAGATAAATGTAACCACCAGCATCCTCTGGGAGGGCTGAGGTTTTGTGTAGTTTAGGAATATCTTAGAAGTATTCTACAAAGATTTTTATTTAAATTTTTTAATCAAATTATAATTATGCCAATTAGTGTTGAAAAATATGATATTAAAGATATATTATTTCACTCAGAGATAGTTTTTAAAAGTATTATAGGAGATTTTAATTTTGGAATTAAAATAAAATCACCATTGAGAAAAGACAGTCACCCTTCATTTTCTTGTAAAAAATATCAGAACACTGTTCTTTTTAAGGATTTTGGTACTGGAGAACAAGGAAATGTAATAAAATTTGTTTCTCTTTATTATAATATAGATAAAACAACTGCTATAAGTAAATGTAATGATATTTTGAGTATAGGTAATTATAAACCATTAATAATCAATAATGACTATAAGACGACAATAAATAGTCAGGAGATGTATGCTTCTGACTTATTTACTGTTGAGTATAGAGATTGGGATTTACAAGATTTAAAGTATTGGAGTAGTATAAATATTACTGAAGATATTTTAGAGTTATATTCTGTAAAACCTGTTCAAACATTATTTTATAACGGGTATGTAAAATGGTTAAATGTAAAAAATTGTTCTATATACGAATACAACATTAATTATTTAAATAATAAAGAATGGTACAGGCCTACAGCCTTAAAAAGTTATAGACATATAGGTAATATAAGAAGTTATTGTATTAAAGGATTAGCTCAATTGGAAGATTCAGAGTTTAATATAATAACTAAAAGTTATAAAGATGTAATGGTATTAAAATCATTAAACATCAATGCTGTCTGTGCAGCAAGTGAAAGTGTAACTTTTAAAGAAAAAGAAATTAAAAAGATTAAAAGTAAAGCTAATAAAACTTTTACTTTTTTTGATAATGACGAAGCTGGAATTAAAAGAAAGATAGAATATGAAGAAAAATATAATCTAAAAGGTATAATAATAGATAATATTTACAAAGTTAAAGATATTTCTGATTTTATATTAAAATATAAAAAAGAAAAAACTTTAGAATTTTTAAATAATGCAATAAATGATTGTGACAAAGAGAGTACCGGTTGAATACTATAACAAATTAGAAGAAATAGTATTGACCATTAAAAACCCTATAGAGTATGTAGAAACTGCTAAAGCTAGAAGGGCTAAGTATTTTAATACTGACAAGGATAAGAAAATTCCTTTAAAGTATTTAAATAAAAAACTGTATGTTATTAAAAATAATAAAATTTTTAATAAAAAGACGAAAAAAGAAGTTATAAGAAATAATAGGTCTGTTGGAAAACCTAAATATTGGAAGGTAAATGGTAATGATTTATATAGTGCTACTTTACATCCTATGTTAAGAAAATCAATAGCTACTAAAGTACATGAATATCTTTATGGATATGCTAAAGAATTACCTGAATTATCTTCTAAATTAACTAAAGGAGTATATTTATCAGTTAAGTTTGTTATATTTGATACAATGCCAGAAGATCATTTTTGGGACTGTGATAATAAATGGCCCTGGACTAAATGGTTTAATGATACTTTAACAGAACATAAAAAATGGAAAGATGATGATATTAGATATGTAAGATTTTCTGGAGGAACAGAATATGTAGAAGTTGATGATAAAAAGAAAAAGAAATTTGAGTTTGTTATAACTAAGATAAAACTTAATAACAACTTAAATAATAAAATTAATGATTAAACTATCAAGTAATAAATGCCAAACTTTATTTGAAAATAAAATACCTATTTTTAATATAAGTACTTATTTTGTATATCCTCTTTTAGATATACCCAGTTATTATTCAAGTTTTTTAAAAGATACTTATTTATATAGTTTTAATTTTCCTAATTATAAGAATAAAAAAGTTATTTTTCTATTATATAAATTTTTAGAAATAGATTCTAAAAATGGTTTAGAAGAAAATTATCATTATTTACAATTAAATGATTTTCTAAATAAAAATGATAACTTTTTTTCAAATTATAATTTAAAAGATTATTATAGTGAAGAATTAAAAAATATTAAAGATGATTATATCTGTTATATATTTAATATACCAAATAAATTTAAAAATGATTATGATTGTTTTTTAAAAGGAGAGTACAGTAAATTTTCATTATCTGCTAAAGAAAGAATAACAGAAAAATACAATTATTCTCTTTGGGGAGATATTTGTAAAATTTTTAAAAAAGATAAAAATAGAAAAATTTGGTTAGAAGATTATTTAGATGTAAATCTTCCTGATGGTGCAGAACTTGGTGCCTTATACGAAGAAGATAAAGAAACTTTAACTATAAATAAAATAATTGAAATATGATAGAAATAGAAGACTTAAATAAAAAAATATGTTTAATAGATGGAGATTATTTTCCGTTTGTTGTATTACATTGTAAAAAATTAGTAGATATTGATGGTAATCCTATGTTAGATGATGATGGTAATAATTTAAAAGAAACAAAGAGTCTTCAGGACTCTTTTAATGAAGTAGATCAGCTACTTTATAATATTTTATTCCATTGTCAATCTAATAAATTTATAATTGCTTTTAGTAAATCTTTTGACGGATTAACTTATAGACATAGTGTAGACTCTGAGTATAAAGCAAATAGAAAAGATAGAGTATTACCTGAAGGTTATACAGAAGTTAAAAATTATATTATTGATAAATATAAAGCTGTTTACCGTATGGGGTATGAGGCTGATGATGTCTTAGCTACTTTAAAAAAGAACTTAAAAGATATATACGAGCCTATAATCTGTTCACATGATGGGGATTTATTATATTTAGAAGGTAGAAACTTTAACATTAAGAAATTTGAATTTATTGAAGTTAATCAAACACAAGCCCTTCATAAGTTTTATAAAGATCTTTGTGTTGGTCAACCTGGAGATAATATTAAGGGAATAAAAGGTTTTGGTAAAGAATCTTGGGAAAAGTTAATCAATAGTTATTATGATGAGTTTAACCAAAAAGAATTAATAATCTTTGTTTTTGATGAATATGTTAATAAATATGGAATTGAAGAAGGCTTAATAAATATGTTAAAAAATTATAAACTACTTAAAATACTAGATAACTTAGCAATGGATAATGCAGAAGAATTAATACAGAAATTATGAGAAAATATAGGTTTTTTTATCATTATAACAAACCAAATAATAAAATTACGGTACACTATAAAGGAAGTTGTCTATTAACAGAAAATATAGAAGTACAAGTACCTTGTAATAGTAAATGGAATAAGCAACAACCTAAATTAGTAATACAAGGTTTTTGTAAAAATATAATTATTGAAGATAAATTAATTAAAATAATATAAAATTATGGAATATGAAGTAGGTAAATGGTATAGATTAAAAACAGCATATAACTGGTATGCTAAGTTTAAATGTTTTATTGGTGATAAATGGGTACATGAAGAAAATATATCTATTCCAAAAGGAACATATGAAAAACAAGTAGGAGAAGAGGGCTGGAATAATTTTAGAATTAATGGATATTCAGGTACACTATTAACAGATTTATCAGAAATACAAAAATATCTTCCTGAAGGTCATGTAGATAAAATTACAGAAACTATGAAAAATAAAGATAAATTTTTAAAAGGTGATTATATTGTATGTTTAAATACTCCTGAAAAAGATAGTTGTTTTCCAAGAAATTATATATTTAAACAAAAGTATGATTCGGTGTACTTGTCACCTGAAAAAAATGCTGAAAGTAGTACTTCAGGCTGGGCTGCTGTAGATTTTTTAGGTCAAGGAGAATATGGTAAATGGAGATATGCAACTTCTGAGGAAATAGCTGAGTATAATAAATTAGGTAAACCTTATGATGTTACTACATTAGCTACTAAAAAGTATGACTATGAAGTAGTACATTGTATGACTCAAGAACAATGGGATTTTGTGACTGATAAATTAAATTATACCTGGACAACTGGAAAATGGTCTTCTGATATTCATAACTCTTGTATTAATTTAAATATTAATCAGCATGCTTCTACTTTTTTTTATAAAACAAAAAATTATAAAATATATTCTTTTGATGAATGGTGTAATAAAAAAGGATATACAGTAATTTCAAAAGAAGAACTATCAAATCCAGAATATGTAGAATATACTAATAGTAACAATTGGTTTAAAAGTGATGCTAAAAATAGCTTTGAAATAGGTAAAATTTATAAATGGGATGATTTAATTAATAGAACTATTGGGGGACTACAACAACATTATTGGAGAAATTGGACTGAAGAATTTAAACCATCAACTAAAGAAGCTTTTGATATACAAAATAATAAATCACAAGAATATCAAGTTGGAGGATGGGTTAGATGTATTCAAGATTGTATAGAAGTTTGTAAAGTTGGTGAGTATTATCAAATAGATAAAATAATAGATCAAACTCTTATTAGGGTTAGAGTAAATAATAGTACTCGTTATTCAACTAGAGATTTATTTACTACTAATTATTATAAAGCTGAATGTGAATGGGTAGGTATGAAAAAACCAACTGATGAATCCATCATTGGTTTTGGTCAAACTTTACTTATTTCTGGTAAAAACTTATTAACAGCATGGGGTTCTAAATTTAATTTTACTAATAATAAACCTATAACAGAAACTATAAAACATAATGATGGAGCTGCACTTTATACTGGAGGAAAACTAACAGGATGGGAATACTCTAGTCTTGATAATATTAAATTAAAGGGTATAATTGAAGATCTCAATTGTATAGAAATAAATCATTTAGATACTAATTATCCTTTAGACCTTTCTTGTTTTAATAAACAAAAAGTATCTTTGCTAAGTTTAGAAGATGAACCAACAGTATTTAATACTAATTTAAAAAAGATTAAAAAGATTAAAACAAAATTATTAGAAACAAATTAAAAACCAATGACAATAAAAATTATGAACAGTTTTATCAAAGAATACACCGCTAAAATTAAAGGTGACAATGTTGCTGCCGATGCAGAGAAAGCATTTAGACAGGCTAATGCAGGATTAAAATCTCAAATATCTTCTTTAGAAGGAGATAGTGAAGATTTCAAGCAAAATATAGAAGATGCTAAAGATGAATTAGTATCTAAAAGGATTAATGAAGGTAAGCCTATTACGAATAGAGATCTTTATGTAGAGGCATTATTATTAGCTAAGAATAAAATTACTATGGCTGAGGCTGTATTAAAGCAACATTTAGAGACAATAGCTTTCTTAAATGATGAATTAAAGAATTTAAATACAGAAGTTAAAGATTAATATTTATTCATAAAGCCTACTTACTTAGCAATAGGTAAGTAGGTTTTTAATTTTAAAAAAATGGGAATATATTTAGTAACAGAACAAACAAAAGCTATACCTCATGATGTTTATAAAACTTGTGATTGGAATTTTTTTAAAGATGCTTTAGAAAATAATATATTAGATTCTTTTGTAGGAATAGATACTGAAACTACGGGTTTTGATCCTCATACAAAAGATATTATATGTTTACAAATAGGAGATTATAAAACACAGTTTGTAATAGATTGGAGTTATATTAATTCTGATAAACTTATTTTTTTACAAAAATATTTTAAAAGAGAAGATTTAGCTTTCTTATTTCAAAATGCTAAGTTTGATTTAAAGTTCTTATATCATCATAATATTATACCTGTAAATATTTATGACACTTATTTAGCAGAAAGAATACTAACTAAAGGACTACTCTGGGAAAGAAAGTCTTTAGATTACTTATGTAAAAAGTATTTAAATATTATCATGGATAAAACTGTCAGAGGTATGATACATAGAGAAGGTTTAAGTGCTAAAGTTATTAAGTATGCTGCTGATGATGTTAAATATTTAAAAGAGATAAAGGATAAACAATTTGCTGAATTAGATAAATGGAATTTACTTAAAGATTTAAGTCTTGAAAATAAATATGTAAAGTGTTTAGCCTACATAGAGTATTGTGGATTTAAATTAGACAAAGACAAATGGTTAGCTAAAATACAACAAGATAAAATTAATCTTAGTGAAGCTGAAAATATTTTAGATAATTTTATTATAGATAATAGAATAAATTTTGAAAAATTTATTGATAATCAGTTAGACTTATTTTTAACTGAGACTAAAATTAGAATTAATTGGGCCTCTCCTAAACAAGTACTCCCAATTTTTCATAAATTAGATATTAATACTAAAACTAAAGATAAGAAAACTAAAGAAATTAAAGACAGTTTAGAGGCTACAGTATTAGAAGCTGAGATTAATAAACATCCTATAGTGAGACTTTATTTGAATTATAAAGCAAAAGACAAAGTAGTATCTACTTATGGAGAAAATTTTATAGAATCTATTAGTCCTGTAACTAACAGACTTCATACTAATTTTTCACAAATAATGGATAGTGGACGTACCAGTTCAGGTGGTCAGGATAAGCAAAATAACATTGATTATATTAATTTTCAGAATATACCTGCAGATCCTGAAACAAGGGGTTGTTTTGTGGCTGAAGAAAGCAATAGTTTAATAATTTCAGACTATTCTGGCCAAGAGACTATTGTATTGGCTAATGAGTCCCTAGAGCCTAAATTATTAGAGTTCTATACATCAGGAGAATCAGACTTACATAGCTTTGTAGCTAAACAAATTTATCCTGAATGTAAAGACCTTAGTTTAAAAGAAATTAAGAAGCAATACCCGGAACTTAGACAAATAGCCAAAGTTGCTAACTTTGCTATTGTATATGGTGCTACGCCTATAACCATAGCAGCGCAGTGTAAAATAACCTTAGAACAAGCAGAATTTGTTTATAATACTTACTTTGAAAGTTTTCCAGGACTAAGAAACTACTTTAAAAAGTGTCATGAAGCTACTTTAAAAAACGGTTATATAACTATTGATGAGCTTACCGGCTCTAAATGTTTTATACCTTATTATGATGAATTTAAAGAATTAAAAAAAGAATTTACTAATGAGTTTTGGAATGAGTATAAAATTGAAAAAGCAAAAGATACTTTAAAGTTTAATTCTGTTTTAAAACCTAAAGTAAGAAAATACTTTTCTAAAAAGTCAGAATTAGACAGACAATCAGTTAACTATTCCGTACAGGGAATTTCATCAAGAATATCTAAATTAGCAGGAATAATGTTATTTGATAAAATAGTAGAAACTAATAATTTTATGACTGTTAAAATAGTAAACTTTATTCATGATGAATATGTTATTGAAACCCCTGATAGTATAACTACTGAATGGAAAGATATATTACAAAAAAGTATGGAAGATGCAGGAAGTTATTGGTGTAAAACAATTAAATTAACTGCAGAACCTTTAATCACAAAAATTTGGATAAAATGAGCATACATATAAACTTAATAGCCTTTGAAGAAAACAAATACAAAGGTACTTTCACAAGAGATGGTTTTAACTATAACTTTATAATTAAAGATGAAAATGAAGGTTGGACTATTGATTGGGAAGCAGGTAAACCTGAAAATAAAAGAAGAGAAGTAGAATTTGAAATAGTTAAACACTTTAATAAATTAGATTTAAAATGATATTTAATATTGATACTGATTTTGGTAACTTTTATAAATCTAATTCTTTTATAGGTTTTGTTAAATCAATAAATAATTTTTTTGAACTAGATGATATTAATGAAATTATAGCAAGATGTAATTTAAGAGTGTTAGAAAAAGAAAAGAAAGTCTTTATCAGTGAAAAAGAGTTTTCTGCTTATTTTTTAACAAACTTAAAATACATTTGCTATGATTATATACATGAAAAAAATGGTGAAAACTCTAATAATAGACAGCATCATATTATTAAGATAGTAGAATTACCAGATTCATTAATAAATTCTTTAAAAGATGAAGATACTCAATCAAATTATTATTTTTCTAAAACAGAATTATTTGAATTATTAGAAATATACTTATCTCAAAATAAAAAACTAATAAAAAAACCATCTAATTTAGAATTTTATAAAGAATGTTTATTAATTAGAGATAGAGAATATTTAAGAAATAAGTATAATTTATCTGATACACAATTATCAGGAAGAATTAGTAGTTTAAATAGAATATTAAAAAAAATATTAGCAAAAAAAATGGAAGAAACACAAGTAAATTCAATAGCAGACTTAAATAAATTATGTGAGAAATATATTACGGAGTTTCCAGATAAAAGACAATTTGATATTTTAATGACTGTTACTAATTATGAAGTAATGAAAACTTTAATTAATATTGAAGTATTGGAACAACCTATAATGTCAAGTGTTTGGACTTACTCTTATATGAATAAAAAGTTTATATTTAAAAAAAATAACTAATGGATAAAGAAAGTATTATATTATTACAAAAGATAGATTGTAATTGTAATGACTGTAAATTTATGATAAGAGATTTTGATAAGTATAAATCTTTTGATAACTTATATACTAATGAAAGAGGACAAGTAACAAGTCCCTCACATAGAATTAATTATGGTTATTGTAGTAAATTAGATAAACCTGTTTCTTTTATTGCAAATGTTTGTCAATTAGAAACTCAGTCGTGTTTTGAACATAGAAAAAACTAAAATTATGTATAAAGTACCAATAGACTTTCTTTCTAATGTCAGAAAACAATTAGAAAGTAATAATAAAGAACTAGAAAACTTATATAATAGAGTTAAAGATAGTTCTGATTATAAAAGAATAGAAAAAAAGATGATAGAAAATGAAAAACTTATTAGAATTATAAAACTAAATTATGAATAAATAACTTTAAAGCTAAATTTTATTATGATGGAAGATTTCATCATATAGAAATAGAAACTTTAAACCATAAACATGATGATATTTATGAAAAGCAATATGAGATAATCTGAAAAGGAAGTTGGAACCAATTTATTAATAAAATAACAAAATTATGAATATAGAAGAAAAACTAAAAGAGTATCAATCCCAAGCTATGAGAACTTGGGTTGAATTAGGAAATAATAATTTTATACACATGAAAATGGGTGTAATTACAGAAATAGGTGAAATAATAGATATATTTAAGAAAAACATAGCTTATGGTAAATCTATAGATATAATTAATTTAGGAGAAGAAATAGCTGATGTACAATGGTATTTATCTAATTATGCTACAATGGATAATGATGAAATAGATTTATCTTATTTTAATGAGGGTTATAAAATATTAGATGAAAATGATGTATTTAATCTTTTATTTGAAATAGTTAGAGAACCATTAGAATATAGTTTAAATACTTTTAATCTTATTCATATAGCAAAATACTATAATTTAGATTATGCAAAGTTATTAGATAATAATATAGCTAAACTTAAAGTAAGATTTCTTGAAAAATTTACTGAAGAAGCGGCTTTAAATAGAAACTTAGAAGAAGAAAGAAAAACTTTAGAACAATCTTCTGTCTTTAAAATTGATTATAATCCTACTAAAATAGAAATAAAATGATAACATTAAAATAACCCCATATCTTTAATTAGGTATGAGGTTATTTCTTTAATACTTCATTAAAATGGTTTTGTAAAAATACAGGAGTTTTAGAATAACTTTTATAAAAAGTAGGATTTATTAATTCTAAAATTTCATTATTATATATTTTACCTTTACCAAAAGTTCTATTTTCTAATACCCAGTTATAATAGAAAACATAAATATTAGATTTTTTTATATAAGTTGTAGTATCTATTGGTAAATTATACTTTATTATTTTTTCCACTCCTCTTTTCTCACAATCAAGTTCATACTTTTTAATCGTATTTACAGCCTGTATAACTTTAGTCTTTTTTTGAGGTGTACCAGATATCCAATCATTTAATATTTTAAAGTTATCTATTTCTATAGAAAATGTTTCTTCTAGATGTTGATCTAAATGACAACTTTCATGAACAAGTACTTCTAACCATTTATCTAGTTCTTTCTTTGTAGCTACAGCTAACACTAATGGGTTTGAAGCAGCAAAGTATCCGTCAAACTTAGTGTTGTAAAGTGCTATATTCTTCTTATATTCTAGTTTTAAAGTAACATTATTATTCTGGCAATTTTCTATTAAGTCATTTAAAAATTTTTTAACTGATTTTGGATATGCCATAGCATTTGCATTTTTTTTTACTTATTAATCCTATTAGGTCCCGTCTCTTTTTCTTTTTCTACTAACTGTGTTCCTACTACTTCTGATAATTCTTGGTCAATACCTAAATTTGAATTTAAATTAGAAACACCTGGAAAAAACCAAAGAAAATAATGTAACATAGGACTAATATCATTTGTATCTTTTCTCCATATTCCTTTTTTATCTTGTCCTGTAGTATATATAGAAATAAAATCTCTAGTTTCATCATAAGTATTATACATTAGTTGTACAGATTTTTGCATAAAAGTTACAACAGGTACAGCACCTTTTGTTATATTAACAGCAGAATCAGGGCTTATAAAAAATGTTAACTCATTATAAGACCTGTTTAAAATTTTAAAAGCTTCTTTACCTCCATAAAATTCTTTGTAATTTTCTTCCCCATCATCATCCCAATCTGCAGATAAAGATGCTATAACCATCATAAATAGAATAATTATTCTTGCTTCAAAAGCAGCTGCTTTCAATTTATTATCTCTTAATTTTAAATATTGTTCAAAAGGTACGATTAATTTACCTTTTTCTATATCATTAGGAAATTGTCTTTCTAACCATTCTGTGTAATAATACTCAGCTACTGCTCTATTTGCTATACTATCTTTGTTATATCCAAATAAACCTATTTCTTTAATTAAGTTTAATACTGTTTCTAATTTATTGGCTCCTAAAACTGAAAACTCTCCAACTAATGCAGCATATCTTCCTACATCTATTTGATTAGTAGCAGTATCAATTCTGGTTTTAGCAAGTCTTTGTTTTGCTGTTAAAGGTATCCAATTTCTCATCTGCATTAATATTCTTAAATATATATTACCAGATGCAACAGATTTATCATATTCAGAAGTATTACCCGTAATACTACTATTTACTTTTCTAACTACTAATCTAAAATTATTTAACTCTTCTTCTGAAATAATACTTTTAATTCCATAATCCACAGTACCATCAGAATTTTCTTTTTTTGTTTTTTCTATAGACTCATAAACTGTGGGATAATTTGACAATCTTCTTTCAAAAGTTTCTTTTGTGTCTCCTTCTCTCCATAATTTTTGAGGATTAATTATTTTATTATTAACAACTCTATAAAAATTACTCATAGAAACTAAAGTATCAAAAGATTGGAGTTCTTCAGGAATAGTTAATCCTATAAAAGCAGTATTAGTATTTAGTAACTTACCTATTTTACTTCTACCAATTGTTCTTGTTTCTTTATTTATTAATCCTCTAGGATCCACTCCCATAAACTCTCCAAAAGCCAACCATTTATCTTTGTCTTTTGTTAATTCTATTATAGATTTTTTACTTGACTCAGCGTTCATGTATACTCCCTCTCTTGCTAGAACTATTTTAGCTGCTCTTATTTGAACAGTATTATAAATAGCAAGATTAAGTTTAAGTCCTAATACGTTTAAAGAAAACCAAGACATTATAGTATTTATAGTCTTAATACTAGATATTTTTTTACCTCCAGATAGTTTAATAGTTGCGTCTTTTGAATAAATTTTATTACCAAAAATATGCTGATTAACTACTTTTTCAAATAATTCTTTATCGTCTTTAGTAGCCCCAGCAACTGTCATTATTTTAGTAAGATTATTACTAAAAAATGTATTTCCTGTACTGCTTGTAGGAGCATGACTAGAAGCATCTAATAAATTTTGTAATGCATAAACAATATCTAATCTATTATTTAAAGCCTCATAACTAAAAACACTTTCTGCAAATAATAAATAATTATTCAAAAAATTAGAAGATTTGTTTTTAATAGCTTCTTTATTTTTTTCTTTATAAATTCTTCTGTTTAATTCATTTTCATATTCTAAAGTATTTTCTTTTAAATTTTTAAATTCAGCAACTCCTTTTTTTATATCATTATTTAAACCTTCTTTTATAGAAGTTTTTATTTGTTCTGATAATTCCGGCATAAACAACTCTGTAAAATATAAAGGTACATTTCCAGATTTTGTACCATCGGGATTAATAGTGCCTAAAACTACATCATCTTCTACACTAGTTGTAAAAGAATTAACAAGGGCTTCTTTTAAACTTGAAGGAATAGAAGACAAAGATTTTCCATTTTCAGAAACTGCTTGAGCAAAACTCATTTGTACATTCGGATTAAAATTATCTTTTAACTCTCTCCCTGTAATTCTTCGGGCTTGCCTATTAAAATCTTGAAAATAATTAAAAATATTTAATAGTCTTTTATCATTCTTTAATACTTTATATTTTTCAGAAAGATTTTTTTCATCTGATTCTTTTAATCTTATAAAAGTATTTTTAGATTGATAAGCAGATTCATGTTTTGTAATATCAAATGTTTTTTCAAAATCTTCTTTTGCTTTTGATACTAAAGCCTCATCTTCAAAATACGTATCTTCTATTACTTTAAAACTTTTTTGTTTATAATTTTCATAGTCTTCTATAGCAAATTCACTATTCTCTTTTAACCATTTAATAGCTTCTTTTCTTATTTTAGGAGTATCACTTTTTAACTCCTGCATTTTTAAGTTTTTAGTCTTAAAATATTCTTTATCAAACTTTCCTGTAAAATCTTTATTCTCATTTAAAAACATACTTATAACTTCATTTAAAGACATATTTTTTTCTTTTGCATAAGCATTTAAATCTCTTTCAAAGTCTTTAACCGTTTCTTTAAAAGTTCTTAATTTAGAAACTGTTTCATTTTCAGAGGGAGCTAAAACAAGAGGATATAATGCTTTTATAATTGGATTTTTTATATCAGAAATAGCTTCAAAGTTTTGTAAAAAACCTCCTTCTGAGATATTTTTAATATCTAAAAAACTACCTGTACTTTTTAGCTTATTAGTAATATAATCACTAAAATAAGCAGTTATCTGACTTTCAGAATTAAAAATACTTTTAGATAATATTGCTATTTTTTCATTATTTTCTTGATAATTAAAATTAGCATCTTGTTTTCTACTTTCATTATATTTAGACACATCTTCTAAAATACTTTTGTATAAAGATATTTCATTAGAAATATTTGCCATATCATTAATAAAATCAGTGTCTGGATTTTCAGATATACTTTTAAATAAACTATCAAATCTTAGTAACAAAGTAGATAAATTATTATATAAAGCATCTATTTTAAATTCTTCATGTATTTCTCTAAGAATATTATCCACAAGTTTTAAATCACTTAATATTTTAGGATTCTTTCTGTCTTTTTTTAATTTAGTTTCAAGACTTTTTCTTCTTAAAGTCATTTTATCTATTATATTATTTAAATCTTGGTGTCTAGTCAAAGAGTTGAAAGCAAAAAATTCAGGATAATTTCCTATATTAAATTCTTTAAATCCTTTTTTTACATTTATATTTCCTTTTTTATCTGAATGCATAGAATATATTATTGGAACTGCTTTAGTTTCAACATTTTCTCTTTTTACATTATAAGATTTAACAAGTATTTCTCTGTGTTTATTTAATTGAATATTAAATGCTTGTTTTTTATATTCTTTTAAATCTAAATTATCTTCTTCTCCAATAAAATTAGAATCTAACATAGATTTCCAATCATAAATTAAAACTCTTCCATTAGATAAAAAAGCTACTAAATCTAAAGTAGCACCTACAGAAGCTTCCGGATCTATTATTTTAAACTCTGTATAAATTTTAGCATCAGGATCTTGTTCATAAATATCAAATATAATATTCTGTACATATTCTCTACACTGTCTAATCTCATCATCAGTATAACTAAAAAACTTTTCAGGTAAATTTTTAAAATCTGGATTATCTTTAAAACTATCAATTACATCTTGTCTTATTTCTTCTAAAGTTTTATTTACTTTTTTAATTGTGTTATCTCCAATTAATTCTAAATATCTATGAGTAACTGTTCCTTTTTTAGCAAGAATTAGGGCTCTTTCTTCAAATTCTTTATTTGGATTTCTAAAAATAGACTCATAAAATCTTTTAACAAAGTCAGTGGCTCTATGCAATAAAGGTTTACCTTGATATTCATATCTATTATTGACATTTTTTGTATCTTCATTTCTTTGTTCTAGTGTTTTGATAAAAAAATTATACTCAATTTTTTCTTTTAATTCAGAAGAAGATAATTTTTTACCATTATTATCAGACAATGTTACAAATTTAGTTAGAGGTAAAAAACTGGAATTATCTATATTACCTACATTAAAGTCATTATCTATATTAATAGAATTAATACTATTATTTTGTATAAATTCATCTGCTGCTTCCTTTGTTTTTATAGAAGCATCTCCACTAAACCAACTTATAAATTCTGGAGTTTGTAATTTAGAATATATTTCCATTACTCCTTGAGTTGTAAAATAACTTTCTAATTTTTTTACTGATTGGGTATTAAATTTTGGACAAATCATAATTTTTATAGGTCTAGGTTACATTGTATGGAATTATCTTCTACATCTTTCTGAGAAATACTATTATTTATACTCTTAATTACATTTTTTGCTTCATTATCAGACAAATTAAAATATAAATGACTTAATAAAGGATTTTGACGATTTTCAAAATTACTAATTATATAATCATTTTGATCTTTAAGTCTTTGAAAAAACACTTCATTATTTTCATTAGTTCCTTGTAAATTTAATTTACCTTCATAAACAGATTGTGAAGAATTAACATTATCATTGTAATTTTCTTCTTTATTTACTAAAGGATAAAAGAAATCTACTCCCATTAATATATTATCATTTATAACATCTAATACTTTTACTTCTTCTCCTTTATTATTTAAAATTGATAAATCTAAAAAAGGTTGTTTAACAGCTTTATTTACATTTTTTAATGTTTTTGATTTATCAAATGTATACCCTTCTTTTAAAATATAATATGAAAAACAAATCTCATTATCTTTATAATAACCTTCATGTGCTTGTTCTATGTTAGGTTCATCAAATAATTTAAAGAAATCTTCTACATTTGGATTTCTTTGTACCCAACTATAAGGAACTGAAAAATCTAAATCATGAGGTTGTTGTTCTTGTCTGTATATGTTCTGTTCTTTAGCAATAGCTAAACTACCTGTAAGCTTAAAAGGAAGTTCTTTTGAAAATTTATTAACTATTTCTTTTACAACAGGATAATCTGCTAATATTTTATCATACATTAAAGGTCTTTTTCCTCCTAATTCAGGAATCTCAACTAATTGTTTACCTTTTAAAACATCTTTAGCTATTCTATCTGCTATATTATATATTAATTTTTCTTCTTTAGAAGCTTTAGTAAAAAAGTTTAAAATAGCATTTTTAATTTTAGTAAACCAAGATTGTTCTTGAGTATTTTCAGATTTAAAATTACTTACAATTGCTTTTCCAATTAATTGACCTATAGCTTCAACTTTTATTTTTTTAATATTTCCTTCATATCTTTTATTATATTTATTTAAAATATCATTATATCCACTCCAAGAAGATATATTTATTAATAAATCCTCTATTATTGGATTAGCTTCTCCCATTAACATAACTAATAAATGAGAAAATTCTTCAGGAAGAGTTTGAATATCTCTTTCTTCTGCTAAATACATTACTTTTTGAATAATATCAACAGCACCCAAACTATCAACATCATATCTTTCTTTTATTTTGTTAATATCATCATATTTAATATTAAAAGGTTTAAGATATTCTATTAACATTTTATCTAATTTTTCACTTGCTTTTTCCGTTATAATACCCTTTAATGAAAAAAGTGTTCCTTGTACATTATTATCTAGTCTAGGTAAAGTACCTGTAACACTAGAAGATGGTTGAGTAGTAATTAATTCTAAATCTTTCTTGTTAATTTCTATTTCATCACCATTTTCAAAAAGTACATTAACATAATTTTCTGCAAAAGAACCATTTGTAGTACCTATTAATCCTGTTTTTAAATCTCTAACCTTGCTACCTTTATTATTTATAATTTGAGTATTAGTAGATGGTTGAGTAGATGTAATTTTAGTTACTTCATTACCAATATGCATTCTTCTCATTGCCTCTCCATTCTCAACATATCTACTCTCGTCATAAGTATTATAACCAATAGTGGGTTCTTGTTTAGTTTCAACCATATCTATTACTTTATTAGTTTTGGTTTCTACTAAAACAAGCTTTACATCTTTACCTTTTATATCAGAACCTTTAGAATATTTATTACCTTTTTCATCAATAACATATACTTTAGTCCCAGATGTTTGTCTTCTTTGAACTCCATGTAAGAAATCTTGCTTTTGCTCTGGACTTTTGAACTTCACAAATACTATAAGATCATTTGTTTCTTGTTTTTCTTTAGTAGCTGTTTTATATCTATCTACTCTTCCATTAGGATACATTGTATATATACTACCGGCAGCTGTTTCAAAAGTGACATTTTTTTCAACACTAGTAGATGATTGAGTAGATATTGCTTTTTTACCTTTGTTATTAGTGGGATCAGCTACTCTAAATGTAAAGTTCATTCTCCAATTATCTAAACTAAGACCTCCTTTAAAAAACTCATTTACATTAGAATTACTAAGATCAATTGATCCTAAATCAGTTGTACCACTAACATTTTTTACAGTATGTGATATTAATCTTGATTTTCCTCCAAAAGCAATTATATCACCACTTTTTAAATTTTTACTTTCAACAGTATAACCTGATTTTTCAGGATCTCCTGATATAAAATCATCTGGTGTATTAGCATAATAAAAATCAGCATCAGCACCTATAGACACCGATATAATATCTCTATCTAAGTTTCTATAATCTTCTGATACATCAACGTGCCATCCTAATGTTCTACCTATAGGATAAAGATTAATTAATACTGTATCATAATTAGACATGTTTTGTCCTGTGATCTTTTCTAAACTGTTAATTATATTAGCTGGAATAGGTATTATACCACTACCATCTAAATTAGATAAATAATAATGGTATGTAAATCTATTACCTTTTGCACCATCTGTACCTTTAACTTTTTTCTTATGAGAAGTAATTTTTTTATTGTAATTTTCCCCTCTATTTATTAATTTCCCTTGTTTATCTACAACCATTTCAGGACTCCATTCCATTTGACCAGCTGAAGCCATTACATATCCTGGAAAAGGATTATAACCATGTTGTTCAAGAACAGATTTACCAAATTGATAAAACTCTTTTTGTTCTTCTTTTGTAAGAGCATTTTTGTAAAGATCAAGACCTGGTTGTATATTTTCAACACTAGTAGATGATTGAGTATTCCAATCATATTTATTAATTAAATAATCTAAAGCTGTAGCATGAGACGGTTCTCCAA